CTCGCATGTTTGTTGGTGCTATCCAATCCTGCATCCGGCCTTTGTCCTGCGATCACGTGAAGAGGACGGGTGGCGATCAGCCCTAGATGCTGATTTAAGGGGCCTAGCACGCTCGTTATTGCGAGGTTTGGGCCAGCCCGATATAGTTTACCCAAAAGCGATAGGCGAAGGTATAAACTATGCTAGGGATATGCGAGGGTTGGTTGGCTTGGCTCGACAATTGACCACCTGGTCGAAGGCGAGGGCTGTTGTGGCCTTTGATATTGAGACTACGGGCTTGCGACCTTACGCACTCGCCGATCCGTTGACTGGTTTGCTTTCGATCGCGTTTAGCGACGGTGAGATAACGCGGGCTGTGCCCGTGTCCCATGATGGCTCTCACTGGTCGCCAGAGGATCGTGAACATGCTGTTGCTATCGTCCATAATTTTCTACGCGGTCGTGCAATTAAGGTAGCTCATAATTTGCCCTTCGAGTTGGAATGGTTGACTTCGATCTATGGACATCAACCACCGTGGCGACGTAAGGGCTGGGGCGATACGATGGCCCAAGCCTATGTGCTGGATGAGCGGCGTGGAACACACAGTTTAGATTTTCTTACACGGCGTTATTTTGGGTTACGTTTGAAAGAGCAAAGCGGCGTTGACCGTTCTAGGTATCCGAATTGCCCGTTGAAAAGTTATTGTCTTACAATGCTTTAGATGCAAAATATACTGCTCGTTTATATCAGGCTCAACGCGAGGAGCTTATTCGTGATGGATTGCTTGGTGCTTACAAAGTACATCTTGATCGGGCGATTACATTAGTCAAGGCTCAACAGGTAGGGCTAGTAGTTGATTTTGATTCTGTGGATCGTTACCGTACCGATGCGGTGGCAAAGATTGCGAAGTGTGCTGCTCGAATTGCACGTAGCCGTTTAGCCAAGTTGTATTGGGAAAAGAAGGGGCACGAACTTTCCCCAACGTCGCCAAAGCAATTAGCTGAGTTGTTTCGAGATATTCTCAAGCGACCAGAAGGGTGTCGGGAAAAGAATAAGAGCGGGTACAGTGTAGACGATACCGCGTTGAAGGCTATGCGGTTGCCTATAGCTAATTGGGTGTTAGAACTGCGTCGTGCGATGAAACTCAAGGGGACATATCTGGATGGTTGTGCCCGTGGTGGCAAATGGATTTATCCCGATGGGCGATTACATACTAAGTTCAACGATACTTTTACGGCCACTGGTAGGCTATCTAGTGAGGAGCCGAACGTACAGAACTTTCCCAAGCGTGAAGATGCTTGGGTGCGTACAATAATTGTGCCGCCATCGGGCCACGTTATGTTATCGGCGGATTATGGTCAAATTGAGTATCGGGTATTGGGTATTGCCTCAAAGGATAAACGTATTTGTGATTCGTTGCGGGATCGTTATGATGTTCACATGGATTGGGCAGAACGTGTTGCTAAGGCCGACAATAAAGTGTGGATAGCATTTGGTAAGGATATTAAAAAGCTACGCAGCGAGATTAAGAACACGATGGTATTTCCTGCTTTTTATGGTGCCCATGCGGATTATATTGCTCAGATGATTGGTATGAATAAGCAGAAGTGTCGAGCATTGTTCGATGAGTTTTGGGAAGAGTTTGCTGGTGTGCGTGCTTGGCAGCAGCGTTTGTTAAAAGAATATCAACGGGATGGTTATGTTAGTTGTTTGACTGGTAGGCGACGACGTGCCCCACTGACACAAAACATGATCTATAATAGTCCGATACAGGGATCGGCTAGCGACATTGTCGTTGACGCGATGAATCGTCTTAGCATTCGGGCTGAGAAGGATAGTATACCAGCCTTACAACCAGTTATGAATATCCATGATGACTTGACGTTCTATGTGCCACGTAAGCGGTTGCGTAGTCTAACCCGTGTGATTGTAGATGAGATGTTGCATCCGTCGTTCGATTGGGTAACAGTACCGATTAGTGTAGAGGTATCCGTAGGTAAGAATTGGGGTGAGATGGATTCGGTGGGTACGTTTTTCTCGGATGATTCGTGATGCGTGAGGGGCTTGAACGTATATTTGTGCCCGTGTGCAAGCACCCGAAGGATCATATGTTTACCTTTGGTCCGTTAGGCTACGTCGAAGTCGATCGGGTAATTGAATGTCCTATACTTGTGGAGTCAGATAAAACGAAATTGTACGTCGGTGATAAAGGGTTGTCATTAAAGGGAAAATCTTATTAGGAGTATGTAATGAATGCTAAAGGATTGGGCCGACGGAAGTTGTTGAAAAAGTTTGGAACACGGAAGTCTGAAGAGAGAAATCGTTGGATAAATTCACCAAGCCAGTGCGGAAAAAGATTTGGCCCCGCTGGTTTGCGTGTATTTTCTAGTCGCCGGAAATAGCAACACAAGGGAATATATAATGGAAAGCCAAGACCTCGCACGTAAGTATCGACCGTCGAAATGGAAAGATGTTTTGGGGCAGGATGCCGTTGTTAGTTCTGTGCGTGCCATACTTAAAGTTGATGGGAAGTGTGGCTTCCTGTTTACAGGTTCTAGCGGAATCGGCAAAACAACGATGGCCCGTATTCTAGCGGCATCGGTTAGTTGTGAGCCTCAAAACCTATTGGAGATTGATGCAGCAACACATACGGGTATTGATGCTATGCGTGCCGTAAATGAGGGTGTTGCGTATAAGGCGTTTGGTGAATCACCAGTCAAGGTTATGATCGTGGATGAGGCCCACAGTTTGAGCAAGGCGGCATGGCAGAGTTTGCTTAAAGCTGTTGAAGAACCACCGGACCATGCATATTGGATTTTCTGTACAACTGAGCCGAGTAAGATACCGCCGACGATTAAGACGCGGTGTGCGTCGTTTACATTGCAGCCAGTCGGGGCTGACTTGATTCTAGATTTGCTTATCAAGGTATCAGAAGCAGAGGGATACGACACGCCTGAGAATGTATTGGATTTAATTGCAAGGCAAGCGTTCGGTTCACCACGACAGGCTTTGACGTATTTAGGCCAGTGTTATGCTTGTAAAGAAGTTAAGCAAGCGTTATTGCTATTGCAAAAGGTAGATGAGCATGGTGAGGCTGTTGACTTGGCCCGTTTACTGGTCAAAGGTGGATTGACTTGGGCTAAAGCAATCAAGCTGTTGGAGCCCTTGCGGGAGCAATCGCCGGAGTCAATACGTCTTGTGATCCTAGCATATCTAACGACTGTTGCTTTTGGTTCCAAGTCGGATGCCCAGGCCGGGAAGGTATTGGAATTGATGGATGCGTTCGATGGGTCTTACAATTCTTCTGAGGGTTTTTCTCCGCTGCTGCTGAGCTTGGGACGCTTGCTTTTTAATTAAAATACTTTGTTGAAGATTTTACCGGGTCTAGTTTGTATAGTAGGGGTAGAAAGGTGATAAAACTATGGACTATACAAAACTGTTGAAGATCGACCGCGATGCGTTGGATGATGCACTGGTTCGACAGCCCAGTTTATTTCTGTCAGTATCGCAGGAATACGTGGAAGCTGTTTCGGAGCGTGACGAAGCGAAAGAGAATATTGCCGTTACCAAAGCCGAAGTGTCTTTGGATGTCCGCAGCAAACTCGATGCGGAGGGCAGCAAGTCTACGGAAGCAATTATTACGGCAATGGTTGAGGTTGATAAACGCTATCGCCAAGTTATGAAAATCTATCTTGAGGCGAAGAAAGAAGCGGATAGGTTGTTAGCTATGAAAGAAGCGTTTCAGCAACGAGCCTACGTGCTGAAGGATTTGGCCACGCTTTATGTGGCCGGGTATTACGGCGATAGTGTCGTTCGAGGATCAGCTCCGCAAGAGGTTCGGGGTCGTGCTTATCAGGCTAACAGAGAGAAATTGGCAAAGCATTACAAGGGTAAATCTAATGGATAGCATCATTGATGTGTTGTTGACAACTACTTTCTGTCTTTTTTTTGGTATGATGTTTTTGTGTTGTGCTTTTTATTGTCTATCACGCGCATGGTATTCTGGCCGCTTGGCCGCCATACGTAAGGCGTTTCATTTGTCTGGAAGGAAAAAGAAAAATGGTTAAGAGTAAGAAAACGAAATCAAGATTTCAGTATCAGCAACGAACACGGGAGGACGTAAAGCGTCGTGCCAATCAAAGTGGCGGATTGTTTGACTCGCTTTTCAAGGCACAGTTTAGCACTTTCACGCCCAAGGAGGGAAAGAATCAGGTGCGTATTCTTCCTGCTACTTGGGATAAACCAACGCATTATGGCATGGATGTTTTTGTTCATTACGGCATTGGATCGGATAATCAATCCTATTTGTGCCTGGATGCTACGAAGGGCGAGAAATGTCCGATCTGTGAGGAACGTAAGCAAGCCGACAGGGCCGGTGATTCTGATTACGCAAAGTCTTTGCAGGCGACTAAGCGAGTATTGGTTTGGGTTATCAATCGTGGAGCCGAAAGTGACGGACCACAACTATGGTCAATGCCATGGACGATTGACCGCGACATCAATTCGCTGACGCTCGAAGAGGAGGGTGGTATTCTTGCCATGGATGATCCAGAGGACGGCTATGATGTTCACATCACGCGAACCGGCACGGGGCTGAAGACGAAGTATCTAGTGAAGATTGCACGTCGAGCCAGTCCATTGGCCGATGATCCTGATAAGGCTCAGGAATGGTTAGATTTTATTGTTGAAAATCCTTTGCCGGAAGTTCTTCAGTGTTTTGATTATGACCACATTGCTTCAGTGGCTCAGGGTAAGAAATCTGCGAAGGATGAAGAGGATGAAGAAGAGGAGGATGAGATACGCCCTACCAAACGGCAGTCTGCTCGCTCTGCCACAAAATCGACTGCGAGTGTGACATCCCGTTCTAAGGATGAAGATGAGGAGGACGAAGAAGAGGAGGACGAAGAAGAGGAGGATAAAGCTGAAGAGGACGAGGATGAAGAGGACGAAGATGAGGTAGAAGAGGAAGAGGACGATGAGGAGGATGATTTGCCGCCTAAGAGGTCTGGAAAGAAACGGAGTCGTTAGTTTAGTTTTGTTTGTATAAGAGGTACTTGATGGATGTAAAACGATTGCGTCTTTCGGTGTCAGCAAAGAGGGGGCGTGGCGGTGCTTATTTTGAGCCGCCACGCTCCGTGGCGTTGGTTAGTTCTGGTTGCTGTTTACTGGATTGTTGTTTGGGCGGTGGCTGGTCTGAGCGAATTGTAAATGTGGTCGGCGATAAATCGACGGGCAAAACTTTGCTTGCATGTGAGTTGTCTGCTAATTACCTACAAAAATATCCTGATGCTACGGTTTGGTATAGGGAGGTGGAGGCGGCATTCGATGAGGATTATGTTGCCGGTATGGGTATCCCTGCTGGTCGATTCGATCGTGGTGAGAATTGCTACAGTGTGGAAGATGTGTTTGAGGATTTAACGGCTAGGATCAAAGCCAATCAGCGTGGTCTGTTTGTGATTGATAGCCTAGATGCGTTATCCGATCGTGCCGAGCTAGCCCGTGGCATGGATGAGGGAACCTACGGAACGGAGAAGGCACGCAAGCTAAGTCAGTTGTTTCGTAGGCTAGTGCAGGGGCTATCTAAATCTCAGATTATGGTGCTCGTGGTTTCTCAAATACGGGATAAGATCGGTATCCAATTTGGTGAACGCCATTCGCGAACTGGTGGGCGTGCATTAGATTTCTATGCGTCGCAGGTATTATGGCTTTCTCAGATTAAGACGCTGAAGCGTAGCGTCAATGGTGTGGAGCGTCCGGTGGGTATTCAGGTGCGTGCAAAGGTGAAGAAAAATAAGGTTGGGCCACCGTTTCGAGAGTGTAATTTTCCAGTCTTATTTGGTTATGGTGTGGAGGATGTTGTAGCTGGTGTTGAATGGCTTAGAGAAGTGAAGGCTTTGGAGGAGGCCAAGATAGAGCCTGCCGATGCAAAACGGCTGACTTCATTACGTGTGCTGGCAAAGATGGATGGCAAAGATTATAAGGCTTGGCGAGCTAAGGTCGTCCGTGGCGTCTGTCGTGTGTGGAAGCGTGTTGAAAAAGATTTTGTACCAAGTCGGTTGAAGTATTAGAAAGAATAACAATGCCTACAAAAAAACATAAGGGTCAGCAGTTCGAGCGGGATGTTTGCAAGCAATTGTCTCTATGGGTATCCAAAGGTAAATCAAAGAATCTGTTTTGGCGAAGTGCCCAATCCGGTGGCCGTGCGACTACGCTACGAAAGAAAGGCGAGGACTTGTCGGTTCATGCCGGGGACATAGCGGCTATTGATCCGGCTGGCGAGCAGTTTTGCAAGACGTTCTTTGTTGAGTGCAAGTTTTTGAAATCGTTAAAACTGGATACGTTAGTCTATCCTATGAAGGGTGTGATACAACCTATTTGGGAGAAATGCCGCGAACAAGCTGCCCAATATAAGAAGGTGCCACTGTTGATCTGTAAGGAGAATGGACGTCTGCCTTTGGTTATGTTTGATAGAGCTGATCAATGCTGTGCTCGGAATTATTTTGGGAGTTGCGATGCTTGGTTGGCGTATTTTGATGACTTATTGGAGACAGACCCTAAAACATTTATTGTAGACGGAGAATCATATGCGAGTTATTATTATAGCGGACCTGCATCTTACGCAGCGTCCATTAGACGACTATAGGTTTGAGTTCTTTGATTGGCTTTACGCCAAGGACTTTGACGCTTTAGTGATACTCGGTGACTTGACCGACGAGAAGGATAGGCATTCGGCAGTATTTGTTGATCGTATTGTGAGTTCGTTGCTTCGGTTTGTCGCTGGTGGTCGTGAAGTTCACTTGCTGATGGGCAATCACGATTACAC